CGCAGTTAAGTCAAACGCGCTTGCATCAGCGTCAGCCAATGCGGATAGCAATTGCTCGCGTTCGCTTGTCACCTGGCTAGGTGCTTCTGTCGTCGTTTCAGACATAAATTAGTTTGCAGGCTGCCTCAGCCATTCCAGGTCATCTGTCACTCCTGTGACTTCCTCCTCGGGTTGCTGCCTCACTGTGGCTAAACCGTCTATGGTTGCCAGTGCCGCTTTGAACCCGGCGGCTTGACCTGCCTGGTAGTGCAAATCTGCTGGGGCTGAGATTAGCCGGTCGCAATTAGTGATATGCAAGTTTCTCAGGTGGTGCTGTAGGTTGCTCCCTACCTCACTACGCAAAAACTGCTGCAACTTCGCAGCGTGTTCGTTACTCCACTCAGGTGGATCAACCCACTCCGGCACCTGCCGGAATGTTCTCCACGTTGTCAGGAATCTCCTCAGTTTGTTGAACATCTTGCTGTGCTACTTGCGCGGCTGCCTGTTGCATCTGCGCGAATAAATTCTGTAGTTCTCCCTCAACCTGCTTGCCGGTTTTCGGGTCTTTCTCCTTCAGTGCTTCCAGGTGCTGAACGATGTGCTGCTCAAGCATCTGACCTTCTGCTGGCTCAGGTGCGGCACCTGTGTCTGCTCTGCTCTGGATGTAGTTGACCACCGTCTGGATATGCACCATGTGGTCATCAGAGTCTTTGACTACTGCCGGGAAACCTAAGCGCAGGAACGTAATCTCGTTGGCCTGATCCTCAGCTTGTGTCGCCTGCTGATCCATCGGGTCTTGGTACAAACGCTTGACCAGAGTTGCGTCATCAGACTCCAAGATGCTCTTGCGTAGTTGGCCCTGATTGATGAACGGATCATTGGCAAACATCTGAAAACGAGTGACTGCCTTCTGCATCAGGAGTTGCTTGTTGACTCCATCCGCACTGCCAGTTGGCTGGATGCCGTAGTTCTCGTGGAGTGCCTCCTGCGGTATCTGCTGGGCCGTGTCGAGGTACCAGTAGTCCAGGCTAGTCTTGTCATATTGCAGCAGTAGCGACCAACTCATCCGGTAGAGTTTGCCTAAAGCTATGCGGAAGATTCGCATCCGCAAATCACTGCTCTGCTGGTACAAGCCTCCGATAGCCTGAATCTCAGTTGCCGTCCTGCGCTCAGTGTTCTGGAGTGTCTGCGTCAGGCCAAAGTCAGGTGTAGATACTCGGTTTTGAGCTAACTCCCGCATGATGTTCATCTGAGTGTCGAACGAGATCGGAGGCGACTGATGAGCCACCGGCTGAATGCCAAACGGCAGGATGCTGCCAGGTGTCATGCGGAGATTGCCGGTGTTAGGCATATCTCTCTCAGCGCGGAATAGCGGACGATTGTAGACTGTCATGCAGTCATTTTTCTCGTTCATCAGCTTCGTAAGCTCGGCCTCCATCGTGGCTTGAAGCTCAACTACTCCTCGTGGACTGTAGAATCCTGGGTCTTTGATCTCGTAAGGAAAAGCGATGAACGGTGGCTTACCGTGCTTGTAGGGCACCTTCATCATCGGGCGTAAATCAAGCTCGGGCTGAGTTGGCGAGAACGTGCAAATGCACCACTCGCCGGTCTTCTCATCGCGGAAATACACCTCCCACACGATGATCTTCTCGTCATCGCTGAACGTGAGACCTTCACGCTCAAACTTGGTGTACTCGGTGTCCATATCACCGGCATCGTTGTTGTAGCTGCCAGATATCTGGCGAATGACTTCCGGGTCTTGATTCAGGTGTTTCTGCCGTCGATATGAGTCCAACGAGTAAACGCTGATGTGACAAATTCGGTCTGCCTCCTCGATGCTCCGAGTCCAGCCCGGAACAACAAAGTGCTGAGGATCAATGCTGAAATAATTTAGCTTTTTAGCTTTTGCGTCCCACAGCACCTTCATGATGCCGGTGCCACTGACCAGCATTGCGTCCACCGCACTTAGCACCTCAGTCTCCAGGTTGGTGCGTTGTTTGAGTCTGTGGTCAAACCACTGAGCGGCAGCAGTCGTATACTCGGCTACCTGCGGTGTGGTGGGGATAAACTGAGCGATGAGGTCTGTGGCGAATAACTGCTGAAAGTAGGCAGGCTTCAGTTCGCTGATCGTTGTGTCTACCAGCGGAAAATGTACGTCACTGGCACCGGGCCAAGGTTTGTTTCTTCGCCTTAGACCGTGGTGCCGCATCTCGTAAAACATCCGTTGCCGGGTGTCCCACACGCTGCGATCTGCCAGGTCTTGTAGAACTGATGCGTTTAAATCCTCACGCGATTTCATACAGAGTAATCGTCTTCCTCTTCATCCTCCTCATCGTCATCCTCAAGCAAATAGCCCAAGGCTTGCAGTGACATCAGGCAGGAATACATCTGTAAGCCACCGATCAATGTGGCATCGTCCAGATCGAACTCTTCCTGGTACCTAGCCACGAGTTTCTCGATGTCACCACAGAAGCACTCCAGTTGGCCCGATAGCTTCATGACGCAAAAAGACGCACCGTTGTGATGCGTCTCTGCTAAGTTTGGCAATTTTTTCAGACGGTGCTGTTACTTGCCTATGCTGTTCTTCTCCAACTGCCTCTCGTACTCGACTATCTGCTCAAGTGCGTCCTCCACAAACTTCTTCGCCTGCGGAGATGCCATGTAGGCATCTTGGAATCCACGCTCATTGTTCAGAATCAGTCTCTTCGTCGCGTCGAGTTTGATACTGGTCGCGCATCCGCATACGAATCCAGTCAAGCTTGTCATTAGCACGATCCTCAACATCCTGCTCAAGTTTGCGCTTTTCTGCTTTTTTGCCATAGCCAAGTGTTTCTTTCAGTATTTCCAGTATTAACCTGATTGTCTGTATTATGCTCATCCTGTGTGTAGCCCCATACTCTCCCGCAGCTTGTGGTCACCTGACCACTCTGCCATCCCTGCCTCCAAGACTTCCTCCAGGTCAGGCTGCCAACGCTTCTCCCACATGTACTGATCTGAGAAACTCGCCATAGCCATGACTAGCGCATCTGCCCGGTCAGGAGAACTAAAGCCTCTCGACTTCATCTCCTTCTTGCTCTCCAGGTTCAGCTTGCCTGTCTTGCTGGTGGCTACTCTTCTGGTGGTCAGTTGGCTATGCAGAATCTCGCAATCAGGCAGGATAGCCTCACAGCGGTCTATCTGTCTGGCAGCCTCAAACCACATCTCTGTGCCCCGGTTGGTGTAGCGATCCGGGTCATGCGCTCTGCCGCCTAAGTTCACCTGGTGGATCGGCCACCCCATCTCTGCAAGCTGATGGCACATTGGCAATCCTAGCCCACCTGCATCACCAAATATCTGCTCAGGCTTTAAGCCTGCCTTCTCAAACTCCAAAGCGAACCGGGCACAACCTGCCATCGTGTTTGCCTCTCTCCAGGCGACTAGCTTTGTGATCTTGTTGCCTACTCGCATACAGAACACAGACTCATCGCCTGCTGCTGCAAAGTCACATGCCGCCACAACTTCATGACCTTCTTTGTTTGGTGGACTATCGAGGCACTGCATCAACGTGTCCCAGGGCACCACCAAGCCTTCTCCGCTTGTCTCCTGAAACTCACCAAAGATCATTGAGCGGATCAGCGGGTGGTCTTTGCCCCACATCTCCATCTGCTCATCTACCCAACTCTGCTTGATGTGAGGACAGTCAAACGCAGTGACGGTGTGCAGTTTCCACCACTTCTGTTCTTTGCTGAAGATTTTGTAGAATTTGCCAGTAGTGCCACCAGGCGAACTCATGGCCAGAATGCGGCTTGGCTGAATCCGGGCTACTGCCTCGAATAGCGTTTCATCGATGCTCTTACACTCATCGAGGATGATGAAGACGTTTCCGTGGAAACCTTCAAAACGATTCGGGCTATCTGTAGCAAAACCAAGAATCCTGCTGCCGTTGTCCATCGTCAGGTCAGTCTGATTGATCGTCATGCCTAACCCGGCAACCTTGCTGGCTAGTGCCCGAATCTGTGGCCACATCTGCTCCTTGACCTGGCGATAGACTCCTGACGTTGTGATGACAATCGAGCCAGGATAGATGAGTCCGTACCACAGCGCAGCGGGTGCGGCTATCATGGCCGTTTTGCCACTGCCGTTGGCTGCCTTCAATGCTACTCGGGCACCAGGCTGACTGAGATCAAGCAGAACTTTCTTCTGCCAGTCATAAAGCTTTAGCCCGAGATACTTCTCAGTAAATACATCGCAATCCGCATCTCTTGAGGATACTTGGGTCTTGGTTTTCGACCCAGACTGTTTTCCTACAGACTTGCGTTTTGTCGTGCTTGGTTCTGTTTCCGACATAATCTCCTACCTCATATTTTCTGATAAAATTGCCTTCACTGTCTGTGATCTGATAAGCGGCAACCAGATCATTCAGCGGGTGGTAGCTGAACAAGTAAAACGGCACCTTGAAGCTTTTTGCCGCCCACTGACCCGACTCCATCTTGTTCCAGGTCATCAACTCTTTGCGGTAGGTGCCAAACTTGCACTCTCGCGTCTTGATCTCTGCCACCGCTTTAATGACTCCACCACGCACGAACAAGCCGTCAAGATAGCTATATCTCTCGTTGGTGTACACCCACTCATCGCCTGGGTGGTTGGCCAGAACGATATCCACACACTGCTGTTCGTCTCTGTCTATTGCCACCTGTGCTTCCGCTTTCTGTTCGCTCTTAGCGTCATCTCTCTGTCATCCCAGTACACCTGAAGCCTCCCCGCCGCCACCTTGGCCTCCTGCTCCGTTGGGTGATCTCCCAGTGTCTCATACGGAAAAATGCCGCCACGGTTCAACCTCGTGCCAGCAGGTGCGTCCTGGCCACAGCTATTCGTCCACAAACGCCAGGTGCCATCATCGTTCTGCCTAGCAAAGACTGTCACCACTCATCCTCCTCAATAGTCACATCCAGCCCAGTCTCATGCTCGTAATCCTCCATGCACTGAACTCTCCAGTCCTCCACATACTCATCAAACTCCTCATCTGGCTCAAAGTTCAACTGCACTCGTGTCTCCATGCCACTAGCGGAACAAACCGCCTTCAGCCGGTACCACCTGCCGCCACGGTTGCAGGTCAGGATGAACGTATGAACTGGGGGTGGAGGTGTCATGGCAACGTAAGACCCCACGCATCCCGCAACTTCAACCCCGCCATGAAGTCACCCACCTTCTGCCGCAAATCCTCCAAACTGCCATCATTGCGGATCACCTCTCTGAAATGCTGGTAGCCATCTAGGCCAGTCTCGCTACTGTGGCTATCCTGCAAACCTGTCTCTCTCTCCACACGAAGCACAAAGCCACCACTGGCCCGGATGAAGTCTGCCTCATCTCTGAACCTGACATCTGTCACCACAGCAATATCCTCATCCATCACCAGTAGCTTCTCCATCATCTTTCTCACCCAGTAATCCTGACCAAAGTAATGCCGCCTGAACTCCACCCCCCACCACTGCAAGATCGGCCTCCACCTCTCCTTGTCCATCTCCTGCATCCTGCCGTTCACGCCGGTAGCCTCAGCCACCTCCTCCTTTAGCTGATCCGCAAAGCCCACTCTGGCAGCGGAGCAGTAATGCTTCCTCAGCCACTCCACCACCATCGCTCCGACAGTATCCTTGCCGGTGCGCTTCTTGCCGCTGATGCCGATTAGCATGGTGCTATTGTGTGGGGGTGTCAGATTGCCCCGTGTGGGAGGGTTTAGTTGGGGGTGGGGTGTTGTGATGACCACCACCCTGCTGTGGGGTGCCCCCACCGTCAT